GGCTTACTTCTTTTTAGGGACCAGCGGTAGAGGACGAAGCCTCGTCCTTTACGGAGATAGTCGAGTGGGAAAAACTGTATGGGCCAGATCTTTAGGCAACCACGTATACTTTTGTGGCTTATACAGCGGGGCTGAGGCGTTGAAAGCGCCCAAGGCAGACTACGCTATCTTTGATGATATTCAGGGAGGTATCAAGTTTTTTCATGGGTTCAAGAACTGGCTTGGCTGTCAATTCAACTTTCAAGTTAAGGTTTTGTACAAGGATCCTGTGATGATCAAGTGGGGCAAGCCAAGCATTTGGGTCGCAAACAGCGATCCAAGGGATGAGTTGCAAGCAGGGGAAATTTCATGGATGGAAGCAAATTGTGATTTCGTAGAAGTGACAACACCTATTTTTCATGCCAGTACAGAGTAGCTGTCGGGTCAAATATCAACTGGTCGCTAGGCAACACAGATGCGACAGGCGCAAAGAAATCGATGACGTAGTAATCTCCCATACCTTCTCTACCAGAAGTAGACAAAAGTGACACAGTCTCCAGATCTCCATTCTCATCATCATCGTAAACGAGGTTCTTGTTCATTGGGTGCCACTCTTTAAACTCTCGTACAGTACCCTGTTGGTTTCCACTTTTGATCGTCTTTATTTTATCCCATTTGGGGTTAACCCGACGCGTGTCGAGGGGCGCAGTCATGAAACTATCGTAATCAATTCCAAGGGTACCCTTGAACAACAGTGTCTGCAGGTTACCGAAAACAGCAACCGCTTCTGCATTGGCGGAGGTAAGAGAAAAGAGGCCGCGGCGGTAGCCTGAAGAATCCTCGAACCAAAGGGGGCTGAGTCCGGCTGATGCGGCATCATTCCGGACAATCTCATTGCTCTTGAAAGTGAAACAGACCCTGCGCCAACGCCAAGCAGTTCCCGAACTAGTGGTAATTTCAATATTCTCTTTCAAGCCACGCATAAAGCAACGCGTGGCAGTTCGGCAAGCCTCATTAATTATGTTTCCAGGGGTAGGCGGAGTAGCAAGAACTTCGTTATCGCGAGCAGTAGCGCACCACCCAAGAACGGTCAGCTGAGAGCCGGCGTTCATGTTGTACGGGGAGTTAATGACAGAACCAGTAACAAACTGGGGGAAGGAGGCAGGGCGCATTCCATCGCGCTTTTTCCGGGAGGAAATATTAAGGATCCGCTTTTTTGACATGGTCCGTGGGCGGGATGTTCTCTTTGTTCTCGTGTAAGGACGCCTCCTGGCGGAGTAGCGTCGGGATTTTGAACGGCTTGCGGAGAACCGAAGGGAGGAGCGTCGGGACGCGCGTCGTCTCGTCGAGTAAGCCATGTTTTCGTTTTTGTGGACAACTCATCGTGCTCGACCGCTGGCGCTACGCGGCGGGCGGCACGGTATTTATAAGGAACGGTGTCCCCGTCCCTGGGGCTATAATATTACTTTGCCCCAGGAACTTTTGGACAGTCACATGTCATTCGACTTTCACGCTAGATATGGACTCCTCACTTACGCGCAATGTGGTGATCTCGACCCTTTCGGAGTGTGTAATCACCTTTCAGAAATGGGAGCAGAATGCATCATCGCACGCGAGGCACACTCTGATGGCGGAACTCATCTGCATGTATTTTTCGATTTCGGACAAAAGCGTCGTCTACGAAGAGCTAATGCTTTCGACGTGGGAGGTATCCACCCGAACATTGAAAAGTCACGGGGAACTCCTGAAATTGGCTACGACTACGCGATCAAAGAGGGCGATGTCGTTGCTGGGGGCTTGTCTCGACCAGAACCAACAAGCGGTGGAGGATCTGGACTTTCTAGATCTGACGTCACGTGGGCTACTATTGTGGCTGCAGAAACTCGAGATGAATTTTATCATCTATGCAGAACTCTTGCACCGAAAAGTCTGTGCACATCATTCAATTCCATACAACGATACGCCGATTACGCATACATGGATAAACCCATCGAGTACAGTACACCAGATGGAACATTTGATCTCAGAGATTACCCTGGATTGCAAGCTTGGAGTGAAGGATTTAACTCGTCAATTGAAGGAACACTTCGAGGTAAGTGCGCTCGGCAGCTCCGGCAACAAGTTGCCTCGCCTCGCGAGACCTTTCACATAGGCGTGGATTCGAAGGGCTTACTTCTTTTTAGGGACCAGCGGTAGAGGACGAAGCCTCGTCCTTTACGGAGATAGTCGAGTGGGAAAAACTGTATGGGCCAGATCTTTAGGCAACCACGTATACTTTTGTGGCTTA